CCAAGCTATTACAGAAGACCTTTAAGGCACTTCTTTTGTTTACGGCATTGTGCTTTTTTGTCACCGCAAAAGCCACAACGTTTGAAGACTCCAGTTCCTTTTTCAGGAACGGACTTCGTAACGCTGGCTGTCATTTTTTTTGATTGCTGTGCCATAATTATTTTGTTGGATGTATTCAACACCGCGATAGCGGAGCGTATCAACACGATAACGCTCAGCACGACGACGCTGATTATCAAGGAAACGAATTAGATTAATAGACATAGTTCGTACAAAATAAACCTAGCCCCCGTTCCATGACTAGGCAACATGCGACCCGAAGGTTGAACGTACGAATATATTAAAGGAATGTCTAGCTTTTTTTAATAAGCCGTTTGCTTATTTAAAGTTATTGTAACGTTTGAACACAGTACTAACCGATAGCAGGAGCGCTCAAGGCTACTTCCACCGACGATGCGGAGGCAAGGTCCAGCGGAAAATTGTGAGCATTTCTTTCGTGCATAACTTCCAGTCCGAGGTTGGCACGATTAAGAATGTCAGCCCAAGTTGGGACAACACGACTATCAGCAGCGATGATAGACTGATTAAAATTAAAGCCATTTAGGTTAAATGCCATAGTACTTACACCTAGTGCAGTGAACCAAATGCCGACAACAGGCCAAGCAGCAAGAAAGAAGTGAAGGCTACGGCTATTATTGAAAGAGGCGTATTGAAAGATAAGCCTACCAAAATAACCATGAGCAGCAACAATGTTATACGTTTCTTCCTCTTGACCAAATTTGTAACCATAGTTCTGAGATTCTGCTTCAGTTGTTTCACGTACAAGTGACGATGTAACCAGACTTCCGTGCATAGCACTAAACAAGGAACCACCAAAAACACCAGCAACTCCCAACATGTGGAAAGGGTGCATAAGAATATTGTGTTCAGCCTGGAACACCAACATGAAGTTGAAGGTGCCAGAAATTCCGAGCGGCATTCCATCTGAAAAAGAACCTTGACCAAAAGGATACACCAAAAAGACTGCAGTTGCTGCTGCAACAGGAGCAGAGTAAGCAACAAAAATCCAGGGGCGCATACCTAGCCTATAGCTAAGTTCCCATTCACGTCCCAAGTAAGCGAAGACACCGATAAGGAAATGAAACACAACGAGTTGGTATGGTCCACCGTTGTACAACCATTCATCAAGGGAGCCTGCTTCCCAGACTGGGTACAGGTGAAGTCCGATTGCATTACTGCTGGGCACAACTGCCCCGGAAATAATATTGTTCCCATACAACAGGGAGCCTGCAACAGGTTCACGGATTCCATCAATATCAACAGGGGGTGCTGCAATGAATGCAACAATAAAACAAGTGGTGGCAGCCAGCAGACAAGGAATCATCAGCACGCCAAACCACCCTACATAAAGACGGTTATTGGTAGAGGTTACCCAGGAACAAAACTCTTCCCAGGTATCCCTACGTTGAGTAAGAATAGATTGAGTCATGTAATTAAAAATAAAGTAACCTCCCACCCGCCACAATTAAATTTAGAAGCTGTACTTCAAACCAGCCTTGGTGCCGTAATCATTAACAGCATCAAACTTGGCAGACAGCTCACCATAAGCGGAGAGTTTCTCAGTGACGTTTACAGAACCACCAACCTTACCAGTCAGTTTGGTATCTGCTTCACCACCGTCAGGGGAGAACACAGAAGGACCACCTTGGATGTACCAGCTACCAACAGAACCACCTTCTTCATAACCAATATGGAAATCAGTCACGTGTCCGTTGAAGTCAGAGCCAGTAAAACCAGCGTTGTTTTCAATGTTAGCGTAAGGACCAGCAATAGCAGGAGCAGCAGCGATCAGAGCTGCAGGGAGGATAGCAAATAGTTTCATTTCTTTTTAGCAGTTTTAGCGGCGCGTTTAAAGTTGGCAGCCGTGGGTGCGCCTTTAGCCCCCGGCTTCCTCATTTTTTCTCCACTACCTTTTTTAATACGCAGGCGTTTTGCGTGGATGTTTGCGTAAAGACCTTTTGGCATTACTTTTTCTTCCCACCTTTTTTAGGGGGACGACCTTTTTTAGTTCCGTATGTACCAGGACCGTATGGCATGTTTAAAAATCCAATTTAGAGTATTGAAGTTGTTGCATAATCTTTTCTCGATATGCAGGGTCACGATCATATCGTGGGTCACTCATAGCAGCTACAAGTTCAGCTTGACTTTTGAATGTTTGAGAGTCATCATTAGCAGTTTTACCTTGTAGCATGTTACCTTCGTAACCAGTGTTTTCTTGATAACGATAAGCCAAAGCTTGAATAGCGAAGTATGCAGATAGGGGATCACCACGGTCCATTACTTGATCATACATCTCAATTTCTTGTTCACTGAGATTCTGACTTGCCCATTGGATCATGTTTTCATAGTTCTCATTACCACCGACAACTTCTTTAAGTTGACCAACATCTTGTTCAGACATTGCATGGGGTGCACTACTCTCAACTTGTTGGCGGTAATCAAGATACATATTAGCAAGGTCAGTTGAAGACATATTCTCCAACTGCTTTACTGTATCTTCTGTATAGTTTTGAGAACTAGCTTCGCTCCAAAGCGTATCAAGGAAGTCAGAAGAAGTAGGTTCTTCAGCAGATTCTTCTTCAGGTTGTTCTTTAACTTCTGCAGTGTTTTCAGCAGAACCAAGTTTCTTTTGAAGTTCTACGTATGCAGTTTCTAATTCTTGTGCATTTTTGTACTTACCTGCTAGCAAGCCTTCATGTGCTGCTTCAAGTTCTTGACCAACTTGAAGTGAATCCTGTTCATCTGCATTAAGTTCACCCGGAGCATTTTCTTCGGGCAACATAGACATAACTTCAGCCATATTTATTCGGGTGTTGGTGGTTCAATTAGTTGTGGGTTTTTACCTGGATCAAGAATAGGTGCCTTAAGCATGTTAGGCATCTGTTTCATTTGTTCCATTTGCATAGCCTGCTCTTGTTGCGTGGCTTGCTCTTGTTGTATTTCTTGCATTGACTTAACAAGATTCAAGATGTCAATGCCTTGAGATGCAGCCAGTCGTCGAATGACTTCATCAGGATTAATGTACTGTTGAATAGCTTCTGGACCCATGGTCTGTGCAATGATCTGCAAGAATTGACCAAGGCTTTCACGGTCTTGTCCACGACCAAGTGCATTAATACCAGCAACAATAGTTGGTTTAACAATACCTTTGGGGATGCGTGGAATCTCTCCTTTTTTCTGTGCTTCACTTAGTTTACGGTTAAGATAAGGCACAAGGAAATCAACAGTCAACAGGGAGAATAGACCACCAAGTTGCTGTTCAAGTTCAAGCTGTGTCATCCTTACTTCTTCCGCAGTAGTGCGTTCAGAATCACGAACATTCATGATTAGGAATGCATCAGAAAGACGACGTTCAAGTGTAGCTGTCATTTCATAAGCAGTGCGGAAGTCCGCTGTCTTACCTACTTGAATAACACCTACATCATCAGGACGACCCTGAATGATTGCACCATTACCTGCACCAGCCAAGGTGCTTGGTTTTGTAGTGCTTGAAGGGCTGACTACAAACACAACTTTAGCTGCTGCTGCAGAGCCTTCTACAAGTGCTTGGGTAAGTGACTCAAGTGATTTAAGATCACCAATAAATTGACCCACACGACCACGTCCATAGCTTTCACCATCGACTGTGTTAAAACGAAGTGGGATCCAAGGATTCACTTCAAGAGGTGCTTTACCTTGTGAACCTTTGATGATCTTATCTGACACTTCTTGGTGCCAAACAAATCTATTGTTGTCACGTTTGACGTGTGTATAAACATCTACGTCATCATCATATCCATTACCAGTATCAACGACAGAACCTTGCTGAAAGAAATCAGCAGGCAACATGTCTTCTACCAGTTTTTTAGAGATGCGTTCTTTGGTGACTATTTCAATCACGTCACCGTTACCATCACGATCTACGACAAAGCGGTTAAGCGGATAAAGCTTAAGACCTTTCCGTCCCATGAAAATTAGAGCATTACCACCAGTGACAAGATGAAGCAGTGCTTGGTGCACCACAACACGATCATCTGATGCTGCAATAGATTCAAGAATAGTCTTCTCAATCTTTGCAAAAGAAAGATCTAATTCAGATTTAATTTGTGGTTCAAAGTCTTCACCTAATTGACTCTCGTCAAGTTGAAGTTTGAAGAATGATCCTTGTACGGGAAGAAGTGCAAGCATCAATTTACTTGCAAGAGTAACAACACCTTTAGCGCCTACACTTTGGTAAGGAGTAAGGAGTTGTTTCATCCCGATATTATATTCTTCGTGACCACGAATCAAATACGGAAGGGTCAGCTTAGAAGCTTCATGTGCTTCATCTAGAAATTGAGAACGGTCTTTAGATAAATAATCGTACCTTGTTCTAGCTGACATAATTAAAGATTAAGGTTAGAAATACGTAAACCTGATCGACCAAAGTAACCAGTGGATCCACGGCTAGTCAAACCTTCTTCGTAGGCATCACTGCGTTTTACTTTGACACCACCTGCCTGTGGATTTGTTGCTTGGTTGTAAGCTTGTCGCCGTGCAATATCCTGCATTCTTGCTTCTGAAGCAGCTCGCAACTCTTGTTCCCTTTTGTAAGCATCTTGAGATGCAGTAAGCTGACCAGTAAGACCGGAGATTTGTCCAGTAAGACCGGAAAGTTGTGATTTATAATCACTTTGCATGGAGGTCAAGCGTTGTTGCAAAGCTTTATAAGCTGGATCGTTTGCAATGTTATATGCAGGTGCCGCTGCTGGAGTCACTTTCCCAGCACTGGTGACAGGAATAGGTTTGTATGTAGCAGGTTTAGGTGCTGGGCGTGGTGGTGGTGGTGCAGGTTTAGGTGCTGGTTTAGGTGCTGGAGCAGGTTTAGGCTTAGATGAATTAACTTTAAATACGTATTTTTGGTACCTAGGTTGACCTTTAATATATCCGCCTGCTTGCCGCTTACCTACATAATATACATCCCCTTTCTTGGACCTGTACATTCCAACAGGAGCACTTCTCAACTTGTCCATTCTTAAAGTTTGAAGGGATCCACTTATCATTATTCTTCCTCCATATATTTGATGACCCACTCAACGACACTACGCTGACCAGATCGGTACATAATTTTTTCCATGGTATCTTCAGGTGTAGGATTAGTTGGTGGAAATGATTCTTCAAGTGCATTGATAAGTCCACGGGAGTTCATCCCTAGAACCTCAAGCATATTGGGGGAGGTTGACATTGCTATGTTCAAAGAATGCTGGCATCCGTGCTGATCGTGTGGCAGAAAGTTCAGGAGCTTTCCCTTCATACATCAAACGATCACTGGAATCCAGCCAAAATTTTTTGTCCAAATATTTATCGGATGCTCCAACCTTTAGTGGCTGCATCACCCAATTGATAGTTGCCTTCCTGAGTTTATCAAGAGAAGGACTGATATCAAGCCCCAACTCGCTATGAACAAGACTATTGGTAGCAACGTGAATTTGTTCATCTCTACTAATGTCAGCACTTACAGTTCGCATTCCCGCATCACCGTTAAAACGAAAAAAGGGTAAGAGAACAAAGAAAATTGCACGCTCGGCAACCATTGCTTTGGTGATTGTGTGATCAGGATGCGCAGTCCACGCTTTCTGTAAAGCCAGCGCCTCTTTTTCTGCTTTTGCATCCACTCCGTAAGCATTGGCGATGTAACCCAGAGCGAGGTCGTGGTTCTCTTCGTCTTTGACATTAGACGTAAGCAACTTACGCGCTGAATCAGGAACAGTCTTTTCAAGTGCTTCATGGATAAAATCGCCCACAGGCAGTTCCATATTTCTTAATGCAAGAGCACGGAGGATTGTCTCCTCCGAGCCTTCTTTGCAAATACCAGCATCTGTCTGTACTGGTGTCCATTTCCGTTTCCGGTTGTATAGTTTTTCGTAAGGATTCATTCTTGGCAATCACATGTTTGTTCTTCAATATTTTCATAAAAAAGATCTGCAAGATACTCATCAATGTCTTCACCTAAAGCAGCATAGACATCTGATTTATCTTGGGTATCACCCATCACTTGCAGACTATAATAAAGGGAGGTTTGCGGAGATTCCAACCACTCTTCGATAAAGGCTTCGTCATAAGTGACGACATCACTCCAACTGTTGAAGCTATACCCGTGAAGAAGTCCCGTGTGATTAAGCATGATCATAATTTGATCAGTTACTTTTTTATATGCATCCCAACCTACTTCTGATGCAATCTCTACGTTACCATATTCGTAGGTTTGAACACCGAAAGTACCCGAATCGCGGTCAACAGTCCGGGAGATTGGGGGCGCAATTTCTGGGGTGCAAGTAAAACCATCCAGATCTTTGCTTCGATAACTGCAGGAGGCAGTGGGTGCAATAGCAAAGGCTCGAACCATATTATGACTGCGAGCAACTGTGGCGGCAGCATTGATACCAGCCCTAAACTGACATGCCAAATCAAAGGCTGGCGTTCGTACCACATCGCCTCCATTGACTTGTTCCAAAGCAACACCGAATTGCTCATAGGTTATGCCGTACCTTCGTAGGAGGTTGGCAAGTCCGAGCATTCCAAGTCCAACTTGTCGATCTGTTTCTGGGGGCAAGTATTCTCCGCTATCTCCGACACCAGTTCTAGCGTGGAGTTCACACAACTCTTGCATACCCTGAACGAAAGCTTTTGGAATGTCGTCAAATTCACAGGCTCCAAGGTTGATATGTTGTAGCAAGCACGTTCCGCGTGATGGCAGGTAAACTTCAAGACAGACGTTTCCTCGGATTCGATTTCCTTCATTGTCATACTTTACTTTGTTGAGCCAGATGTCACCGGATTTGATTCCAAAAAGGAGTTCGTCTTTAAACTCACAGGCTTCCCACCATTTGGGTGTGATGTTGACGCATCGTTTAATCCACGGGAGTTCATTCCGGGAAGCGGAAATAAAGTCAAGAGCGTCAGGGTGATTGAGGTCGAGATGACAAACCACTGCGCCATTTTTGTAGATGCCACCTCGTCGTAGGATTTCATTAAGTGTTGAATAGATTTTTGCAAAGGAAACAGGACCGCTTGCAGTCACTCCAGATGGACGTTCATATCCTTTTGGATCAAGTTTAGATAGGTGTACGGCACAGCCTGCCCCATAACGCAATGCATGACTTACAAAACGCCAAGAGGCTTCAATGCCGTTTGGACCTTCCATCTCATTTTCAACTACAAACACAGTGCAGCTGACTGGAAGGCGTGAGGTTGGGTCGTCAATCCAAGATTGGACACGACCAGTGCGAGAGATAAGAGTGGAAGTCATTGGATAATAAGGTCGTTCAAATAAGGTGGTTGGTAGTTTGGTCCTTTCAAAACCTTCCCATCTTCACGATAAATGGGCTTTCCATTTTCATCGAGTTTGGAAAGATTGGATTCATGGACACGATGCATAGCTTCATCTAAGTCCCATTCTTGTGAAGCTGCAAATTGATAACAAACGTACACCAAATCAGCTAATTCTTTCAGCTGTTCTAGAGCATCTTTGAGGTGATAAGCTTCGTGAAATTCACTCCACTCTTCATCGATCAAAGATTTCTGGGTTTTGCGGATCGTCGGACCATTCTGGAGACCATACGCTGAACGAAACTGTTCCGCTTGGTCCATCAGACTCGTGTGAATGTAGGAGTTCATTTTGAAGATAATGACTTGCTTTGTTCAGATCTGCTGCTGTGTGATCTTTATCACCAGCACGGCAGATGTATTTAATCGCACCCCCAAG